TGGCTATTGAGCGCGTGGCCGATCCGTTTAGCGTCTATGGGGACCCGTTTGCCACGGGGGCGGACTCCGCCGACTGGAACCAGGCATTTGTGGTGGAAAGCCTGACCCGCAAGGCCTTTGAGGCCCGCTGGAAGGGGGCGGAGGCCTGCGACTGGACCGGCGGCGAAGGGGCGGAGCGCTGGGGTGGCGGGGTTCGGGATGGGGCTGATCGGGTGCGATTGGCCGAGTTCTGGCGCCGAGAGACCGTGTCCCGCAGCCTGCTGGCTCTGTCTGACGGTCAAGTGGTGGCGCAGGACGTCTATGAAGCGCAGAAGGCCCTGTTTGACGCAGCGGGTGCCAGGGTGGTGGGGCGGCCGAGGCCCGCGACCTCGCACAAGGTGACCCAATACATCCTGTCAGGCGCCGAGGTGCTGGAAACCGTGGACTGGGCCGGGCGGTATATTCCCATTGTGCCGGTCTACGGGGAGGCGATCCATGTTGATGGTGCCCGGCGCTTAAGGTCCCTGGTGCGGGACGCCAAGGACCCGCAACGCATGTACAATTACTGGCGGACGGCCTCGACTGAGCTGGTGGCCCTGGCACCCAAGACGCCGTTTATCGGCCGGCGGGGGGCGTTTGATACGGACTCCGCCAAGTGGGCGAGTGCCAATACCCAGTCTCATGCCTTTATCGAATATGACGGCCCTGAAGCGCCCCAGAGGCAGCCTTATGCGGGAGTTCCTGCCGGGGCCATTCAGGAGGCACTGAATGCCAGCGACGACATGAAGGCGATCATGGGGATGTATGACGCCAGCCTGGGGGCCCGATCCAACGAGACCTCGGGCAAGGCGATCATGGCCCGGCAGCGGGAAGGGGATGTCTCGACCTTCCACTATATCGACAATTTGAGCCGAGCCATTCGCCATGCAGGACGGATCCTCATCGACCTGATCCCCAAGGTGTACGCTGCGCCGCGGATGGTGCGGATCTTGGGTGCTGGCGGCGAGGCGAATATGGCCGCGATCAACCAGCCCATTTCTGGGTCTCTTGGGGCCGGGTCGCTGGAGAAGATTTATGACTTAAGCGTTGGGCGCTATGACCTGACGGTGAGCGCCGGGCCCTCCTTCACCTCGCGCCGGGAGGAGGCGGCCAGCCAGATGATCGAGCTGATCAGGGCCTATCCGCCGGCGGCACCGCTGATTGGCGATCTGCTGGCAAAGAATTTGGACTGGCCAGGGGCTGATGAGGTGGCCAAGCGGTTGGCCACCTTAAATCCGGGTCGCTAGGTAGTAGAGGGTCGATGAGGCTGTCTCGTGATCGCCGGCCACCGGGGTGCCTGTCTCATCAATGGTTTGGGTCAGGGTGAAGCCGGCGTCAGCCAGCTGGCTACGGACCACGGCGATAGAGGTGTTGTAGTGGGGGGCAGCGAACTGGTCGCCGGGATCGGGGTGTAGCAGATAGTCTGCTGTGGTCTCGGCCCAGGCTTGGGCGCGGAAATAGTTGCGCAGGCGCAGGGCGGGTTTCAGCAGGTTCTTGAGCATGGCGACCGGGGTGTCGCCCCGCTCAATCTTGAACATTTCGCCCAGAATGCGCCGACGATGGATCCAGTCCATATTGTGCGAGCTGAACATGAAGACCCCGCCGGGGCGGACAATGCGGTGAACCTCGGAGAGGACTTTGAGGCGGTCGGTATGGCCGACGCAGTCGAGGCCGTTGTAGGAAAACAGAACGAAATCAAAGCTGCCTTCGGCGAAGGTGCTGAGATCGCGGGCGTCGGCCTGGCGGAAATCCTGGTCGGGATATCGCCCCTGGGCGGCTTCAACCATGGCCTGGCTATAGTCGACGCCGATATAGGTGCAGGCCGTTGGGGCTAGGGTTTCTGTGGTGCGGCCACCCCCGACACCCATGTCCAGCACCCGGCCACCCTCCCAGACTGGTCGAGCAAGGTCGAAGGCGGTGATTTCTGCCTTCAGCAGGTCAGACTGGGTGGCATACCACTTGGCGACCGTGGGGCGGACATAGATATCGAGATTGGCGGCGACGACGGCGCTGGTCATGGAACACCTTAAAATCATAAGTGTTAACAACGCTCTATCCGAAGCCTGTCCGTCCGGCGACGGGGAACACTCAGGTGGCTAAGGGTGATCCCCTTGGATGGGAAAAAGTTCTTGTTTTGTTCTTGACAATTGGAGTCGTTTCGGCTAGATTATTTCCACGGTGACCTGATGCGTCTGCCCGCCGCTTGGCGTTCGCGGCGCGGACGAGGTGCACTTTTCAATTCAGACTTAGTCTTTGTCTCAGGCTTGGGCGATGGGTGGCGGGTGCCGCCCGTTGCGGGGTCTGACCGTTTTTCTTCCCAACTCAATTCGAGGTTCTGATGATGCGTAAGGACACGCCTGAAAGGGCTGTGAGCGATGACCTGTCCCTGGACGCCGACATGCCGCCAGAGGCGGAGACAGATGCTGCTGACGAGGCAGAAGACTGGGAGGTCGAGCATCAGGGGCAGGTCTATCGTATTCCTTCGGCCCTGAAGGACCTGGTGGAAGCGGGGGTCAACCATGCCCACGGCACCGCCCAGCTGGCCCAGCACCGCGCCGATCTTGAAGCTCATGCCGAGCGTGTGGGGGCGACCCTGGCCGATCGAGCCCAGCTGCACATGCTAGACAAGCAGATCTCCGGGTTTGAAGAGGTTGATTGGCCAGGGCTTGGTGCGGCCAATCCGGAACAGGCTCGCGTGCTTTGGGGTCACTATCAGCAGGCGCGTCAATTGCGGGATCACTATGCCGAGGCCCTGACCCATGCTGATCATCAGGCCCAGATCGAGGCCGACCGGCAGGCCGCTGCTGAGTGGCTAAAGACCGGGCAGGAATTGCAACGAACCATTGAGGGCTGGTCGCCACAGGTGGCTGCCAAGCTGGTGGACTATGCGGGCTCTTTCGGTGTGACCCTCGACGAATTGCGCGATATTGCCGACCCGCGGCTATGGCTGATCCTGCATAGGGCGCATGCCGGAGACGAGGCTAGGGCCGCACAGACCAAGGCTGCAGAGGTGGAAAAGCTGGCGGCGCTGCGGCCAGCCGCGCGGGTGTCTGGAGGTGGGGCGGGTCCCGGCGGCGTGGCTGACGATATGCCGGTCCGGGATTGGATCACCCGTCGCAATGCGCAGACTCGCAGGCGGTAGGCGCTTTATCTCCGGTCATTTCGGCGAAGGCCAGTATCCAGGTGATAGGTCGGGGTTAGTCTGGAAGGGCTGCTCCTAGGGCCTTGGCCCAGCGCGGAGCCTTACGAACTGGACCCCGGCCTCCGCCGGGGTGACCGGTGGATGAAGCAAGGCCGCAACCTAACCCCCACCCCCGGTCTCCGCCTTGGTAACCGGTGTTTGGAGCAAGGCCGCGACCTATCCCCCACCCCCGCTCATACCGGCGGAGGCCGGTATCCAGGTCATAGGTCATGGTTAGTCTGAAAGGGCTGCTCCTAGGGCCCTGGCCCAGCGCGGAGCCTTACGAACTGGACCCCGGCCTCCGCCGGGGTGACCGGTGTTTGAAGACGGGCCGCGCCCTATCCCGCACCCCCGGTCATACCGGCGAAGGCCGGTAATTTTGCAATGTTTCAACAGTTTAGCGACCGCCCGAGGTGGGCGGGCGAGAGGAGGACTCATGCCCAATAGTTTGTTGTCGGCGACGACGGTAACCCGCGAGGCCCTTAGGGTTTTGCATCAAAAGCTGAACTTTGTCGGCTCGATCACCCGGGACTATGACGAGAGCTTTGCCAAGCAGGGTGCTAAGATTGGCGACACCCTGAAGGTGCGGCTGCCCAACCAGTATGTGGTCCGCTCGGGCCCCACCCTTGCGGCCCAAGACACCACCGAATCCAGCGTCGATCTGAAGGTCCAGACTCAGAAGGGGGTGGATCTGAACTTCACCTCGGTGGACCTGACCATGACCTTGGACGACTTCAGCGACCGGGTCCTGGAACCGGCCATGAGTGTGTTGGCGGCCAATATCGAGTCCGACGCCATGACCATGTATGCCGACGTCTTCAACCAGGTGAACAATCAGGGGGCACCCGCCAGCTTTGCCCGCGTGCTGCAGGGGCGCAAAATGCTGGTTGATAACCTGGCACCTCTGGCTGGGCGGACGGCCAATTTGAATACCCAGGACAATGTGGACTTGGTTGACGGCCTGAAGGGCCTGTTTAACGACCGTGACGCCATCTCGGCTCAATATCGGGAAGGCTATATGGGCCGGACCGCTGGGTTCGACTTCATGGAAAACACCCTATGGCCGAGCCATCCCCGTGGGTCGGGGGTTGGGTATACGGCCAACACCCTGCCAGCTGCCCTTCCAGTTTCGGCGACGCCGGTCTCTGTGCTCAACGTGACCGCTGGCACCGGAACCCTCGCGAAGGGCGAGGTCTTTACCCTGGCCGGGGTCTATCGGGTCCATCCGGAAACCAAGGCGGTGACCAGCCAGCTGCAGCAGTTCGTGGTGACGCAGACCTTTGCCGGCGGCGCAGGCGCTGTGTCGATTGCTCCAGCCATCATCCTGGCCGGAGCACTGCAGAATATGGCCATCTCCTCGCCCAATGGCGCGGCAGGCTTGACCATTGCCGGTTCGGCTTCGACGTCGCACGGGATCTCACTGGCCTATCATAAGAGCGCCTTCGCCTTTGCGACCGCTGACATGATCATGCCGCGGGGTGTGGATTTCGCGGCCCGAGAGGTCTTCGACGGCATCTCCATGCGGATTGTCCGCCAGTACGACATCAATAACGACAAGTTCCCTTGCCGCCTGGATGTTCTCTACGGCTTTAAGTCCGTGCGCCCGCAGTTGGCGGTGCGCCTGGCCAATAACTAGGGGGCGGCGTGGGACTGAGCACCTACAGCCAGCTCAAAGCCGCCGTGGCCGATTGGATGGAGCGGGACGACCTGAGCGAACGCGCCGCGGACTTCATCACCCTGGCGGAGTCCCGACTGAACCGCACCTTGCGGGCGCGCTGTCTTGAGAGCGACCAGGCCCTGGCGACAACGCCAGGGTCTCGGTCTGTCCCTCTACCGGTTGGTTTTCGGGAGGGACTGGGCCTTTGGCTTGAGACGCCCATTGGACGCAGCGCCTTGGGCTTCCATGACCCTGTGGATATGGAAGTCGATCTGACTCCTGGTGCCCCGGGTGCCTGGGGGGTCGACGGTGGCCAGCTGGTCTTTGATCGGCCCGCCGACCGTGCCTATGGCCTGACCCTGCGCATGCTGGGGCGACTGGCCCTGTCAGATGCACAGCCGACCAATGGCGTCTTGGCTGACTATCCAGACCTCTATCTCTTCGGAGCCCTGGTGGAGGCAGCCCCTTATCTGAGGGACGCAGACATGCTGGCCCTGTTCGCGGCCCGATTTGACGCGGCCCTGACCGAGGCGAGGATCAAGGAGGGCCGTCATCGGACTCATACCACCTTGCGGGTGGATCCGGTGGTGACGGCGGGAGGACGGCGATGACAGCCGTTATTGGACCGGGAGTTCCGGCGGAGTTGAGGCCGGTGCTGGCCGAGGTCCTGGAGGGGTTGAGGGACCTCGCCAATCCTCGATCTCCCACGGCCCTTTTCGCCTGTACAGCCAGTGCCCTACCTCCGGCGGGGGCTTGGCCTCAATGCCTGCTCTTAGTGAGCGATCTCAATATATTAGCCCACTCCGACGGGGTCCGCTGGATCCGTCAGGACACAGGAGGCGTGATCTAAATGCCATCATCCTTCACGCCGCGCCTACGCCTGGAAATGCAGGCGGCGGGTGAAAATCTCAACACCTGGGGTGCGCCCAAGCTCAATGCGGTGATAGCCCGTCTGGATTTTGCCATTGCTGGATGGACTACAGTGGCGCTGAGCGGGAATTATGCGCTCTCGGCCTCGAACGGCGATGACGAAGCCCGCGCGGCATTGCTGAAATTCACCGGTATCGGGGGCTGCACCGTCACCTTGCCCTCGGTGAGCAAGCGTTATGACGTGATGAATTCAGCGGCAGGTCCGGTGATCCTGACCACAGGCGCAGGTGCAGTCGCCACCCTTGGGGCTGGCGAACTGGCGGCGGTAATCTGCGACGGGGGCAATGTTTACAAGGTCCGCGCCACGGAGTTTGGGGGTGCGCGCCTGTCTGGGACTGGCGATCCGGTCAGCCCCCAGGACGCCGCCACCAAGGCCTATGTGGACGCCCAAGCCTTTGCCAGCTTTTCCGGCAGCTTGCCGGGGCAGGCGGGCAATGCCGGGGCCGTGCTGAAGACCAATGGTACCAGCCCAGCCTGGGGTGCCCTGACCACAGGCGACCTGTCTGACTATGCCGCCGACCAAGCCAGTCGCAGTGCCGCCCAGAAGGCCTTTGCCCTGGCCGCAGCCCTGACCTTTTGACACGCAATTGATTGAGACCGAGGATCCATGCCCGCAACCCCCAATAGCATTATCACGCCCCAAATTCCGAAGGCCGCAACGGCCGCCCTGTCTGCCGCAAATACGGTCCTGACAGACGCACCCACCAATACGGTCGCCCTGGTTACAGCAGGCCTCAATGGGGCCCGGGTGACGAAGATCAGCGCCATTCCCAGGGCCGCACTCAGCGCCACCTTGATCCAGCTGTTCCGGTCAACCGACGCTGGGGTGACCAAGCGCCTGTTCGACTGCGCCCTGATGCCCGCCTGCGCGATGACCGCGGGGACGGATATTCCCACCACAGATTTTGGCTATTCGGAGACCAATCCCATTCTGCTGCAGGCTGGTGAAACCATCCACGCAGCCCTGGGGGCCGCGGCCAATGTCTGCGTGCTGGCCGAATGGGGGGACTACTGATGCCTGGCCTGCGTGGCTGGCTGGGCCAGTCTCTCAACGGCGGCAAGCGCGCGGAATCTGTGGGCTATGTGGCCAACTTCGGCGGGGGGAGCAATACGTGGGTCTGTCCGAAGTCTGGTCGCTATCGGGTTGTGCAATGGGGAGGGGG